GACATCGCCCGTGCCAAGCATGGTTTCATTCGTACCTAGCTTAATTCAAGCTGTTTCGAGCGCAGGAGTGCTCTTTGGGTTTCAACCTTTAGGAGTACCACATGGCTCGCACAATCATTGGCGTTAACGACCCGAAAGCGGTCAAGCGCTGGTCCGGTCTTCTGGCGCTGGATGCCAGCCAGAAGTCCTATTTCAACTCCCGTTTCATGGCGCGCGGCGCCGAGGCCGAGGTGCCGATCCAGATCCTGACCGATCTGGAATCCGACGCCGGCGAAGCGATCAGCTACGACCTGCTGGCCGAGCTGAAAATGGCGCCCGTCGAGGGCGAGGACACGCTGGAAGGCAAAGAAGAGCAGCAGCGCTTCTACACCGACCAGGTGTACATCGATCAGGCCCGCTGCGGCGTGAACACCGGCGGTCGTATGACGCGCAAGCGCACGCTGCACGATCTTCGTGCCAAGGCCAAGCGCCAGCAATCTGGCTGGTGGGCTCGCGTGCAGGACGAACTCAACTTCGTCTACGGCTCGGGCAAGCGCGGCATCAACGCCAACTTCGTGCTTCCCGCGACCTACACTGGCCGCGCCAACAACCCGCTGACCGCTCCTGATGCCGATCACGTGCTGTACGGTGGTGACGCCACCGCCTACAACAACATCGACGCGAACGACAAGTTCAACCTGCGTCTGATCGACCGCGCCAAGACCCGGGCCGACACCCAGGGCGGTGGCGCTACCGACATCCCGGTGTTGCAGCCTTGCAAGATCGACGGCAACGAAACCTTCGTGTGCGTGATGCACACGTTTCAGGAAGACGACCTTCGTTCGGACACGGCCACTGGCCAGTGGCTGGACATCCAGAAGGCCGCCGCTGGCGCCGAAGGCCGCAACTCGCCGCTGTTCAAGGGCTCGCTGGGCATGTACCGCAACGTGATCCTGCACAGCCACAAGAACGTGGTCCGCTCCGTTGACGCTGGTTCTGGCGGCAACGTGGAGGCCGCACGCGCCCTGTTCATGGGCGCCCAGGCCATGGTTTGCGCCTACGGCTCGCCCGGCACGAACCTGCGCTACGACTGGCACGAGGAAACCCGCGACAACGGCGACAAGGTGGTGATCACCACGTCGTCGATCTTCGGGACCAAGAAGGTGCGTTTCGAGACCCGGACCGGTTCTTTCCAGGACTTCGGGCTGTTCTCGATGGACACGGCCTGCGCCGCACGCTGATCGAACCCCGAACACAAGGAGCCCAATACCATGTCTTTCACGAACTCGAACGACACCCTGACTGGCCGCGCGCCAGTGGTCACGCCTGCGGGCGCCGAGATCATTGCATCTCGATTCACCATCGCCCTGCCGGTTGGCGACCTGGCGCTGAACACCATTGGCCAGATCGGCGTTCTGCCGGCTGGCTGCGTGCCTGTTGATGTGCGCGTCGATGGCTCTGACATGGACTCCGGCGCTGGCGCTGCGGTGTTTCAGGTCGGCGTCCTGGATGCTGCCGGCACGGCTTTCTCCACCGCTGCAGCCGATGGCGGCGGCGTGTGGGGCGACACCAGCACTGCCGTGGCCACGGCTTTCGACAAGCCGCTGACCCGAACGCTGAACAACATGGCCACGGTCACGGCAGCCGCAACCGATCGCAAGATCGGCATCAAGGTTGCGACCGCGCCATCCACTGCGGTTGCCGGCACGATCGGCTTGACGCTGTTCTACCGCGCGGCCTGATTCGCGGTTGTCTCCTCAGACGGCTCCATGCCGCTGTTCAAGAGGGGGGCCGGGTGACCTGCCCCCCTCTTTTCTTTTTCTGGAGTGCTGAATCATGAAACTGCAAACCTCTATCGCCCTGCGCAAGGATGGCACCGTGACGTTGGCCGGACTCGATGGCAAAGACTACGTGTTCAAGCCCGACGAGAGCGGTGACGTGGTGTGCGATGTCGAAGACGCCGAGACGCTGGCGCATGCTCTGCAGACCGAGAACTTCTGGCCCGCCGATGAAGAGGCCTACAGCGAGGCCGAGGCCCTGCTGCGGCAGGCTGCGGCCAAGAAGGCCGAAGAGGATGGCGACGACCTGGACGACGAGGACGATGACGAGGTGATTGACCCCAATGCCATGTTGGTGGAAGCGAACACCCCGCCGGCCGTTGCCCCTGGCGCTCCAGCCAAGAAGGCCCGCGCCAAGAAAACCACCGCCAAGTAAGCGAGGCACCCCATGGCGCTGTGGTCTGCCTTTCACACAAGGCTGATGCCTCGGGTCATTGGATGCCCGGTGCCTCTGGCCAATGCCGAACTGCGAAATGCAGCGGCCGAGTTCTTTGATCGCACGCGAGCCTGGCGTCAGTGGCTCGACCCGATGGTGACCTATGAGGCAGCCAAGGAATACGACCTTGATCTGCCCACTGGCGCCCAGGTTGTGCGAATCGAGAGCGCCACACTGGACGGCGCACCCTACGCCATACAAGGCGCGTTTTCTCTGATCGCTGACCCGCGCCAAAGCTCGAATGGTCTGCCAGCCGGGCTGTCGTCGGAAGACAGGTGCACGCTGGTTCTGGCCAATGCGCTGCCGGCTGGCCAGCATCTGCAGATCCAGGCATCTCTGTTGCCGAGCGAGTCCTCGACCGGAATCCCGGACCACTTGCACGCCCAGTACGCCGACGCGATCCTGAACGGGGCGCTGTACCGCATCCGCTCGCTGGCGGGATACGACTTTTCCGACGACGCCCGCGGCGCCATTGCGATGGCCGCTTTTGAGCGCGAGATCGGCCGCGTGCAGGGCCTGGTGTTTCGCTCCAATACCAACGTGATGCCGCGCTCGCGCGTGCAGTGGTGCTGACATGACGATCACCGTGCAATCCATCGTCAAGCGCGCACAGATCGCGCTGAACGACATCGACGGCGTGCGCTCGCCGGCCAGTGACTTGGTGGACTACCTGAACCAGGGGCAGCGCGACATCGTGACGGCCCGGCCCGACATCACCGCGACCATCGGAACGCTGGCGCTGGAAGCGGGCGACATGCAGACCATCCCAGCCAATGCCGCGGCTCTGATCGATATCCAGTCCAACGCCGCCGGCACNNNNCCAGACTGAAATTGTCCACTTCATGCACGACTTGCGCACGCCGCGCGTGTTCTACGTCTACCCGCCGGCTGCTGTGGGCGCTGCCGTGCGCGCCGAGTACAGCGCCTACCCGATCGATGCCGGGGTGCCCAATGGCGACGGCACGGCTTGGACCACCGCTTACGGCGACATCGGCATCCCCGACCAGTACGCGACCGCGCTGGAAATGATGGTCATGCACTACGCCTACGCCAAAGACCTGGAGGGCGCCGGCAACGCTGCGCTGTCCATGGCCTATCTTGCGCGCGCCGAACAGATATTGGGCGTGCAGCTCACATCCAGCGCCACCGTGGCTCCCAGGACATAGGGCTCGACATGAACCCCGTTCTTACATGCATCCGAACAACATTCATTGAGGGGTTTTGATGGCTCAGAAGTTCACGAACCAGGCTCGGACAACGCTGTCTGTGGCAGCCTCCGACGTCGCCACGAGCATGACGCTGGCATCGGGGTCTGGGGATCTTTTCCCAATGGCAGATGTCGGCGCATCGCCGCTTCCTGCGGCCGGAGATTGGTTCAAACTCACGTTGACCAATTTGTCTGACCCGTTCGACCCTCCGCCAGAGGTGTTTGTCGAAATCATCTACGTCCGCACTCGCGCCAGCGGGTCCAGCGTGATATCGAACGTGATGCGCGGACAGGAGGGAACCACAGCCAGAGAATGGCAGGTCGGCACGGTGGTTGGCTTGCGGTTGACGGCTGAGGACCTGCAACAGGCGGTGGGCCAGGGTTGGGCCAACATCCCGCAAAATTCCAAGTCTGGAAGCTACACGCTGCTGTACACCGATGGCGGAAAGCACATCAGCGTCAGCGCAGGAAGCATCACCATCCCGGCAGACGTTTTCGCTGCCGGGGATGTGGTCTGCATTTACAACAACGCATCGGACGACCGACCGATCACGCGCAGCGGTGGTGTGACTCTGTGGTGGGTGAACGGATCAAATGCGGACCGGCTGCTACAGCAGCGCGGACTGGCAACGATCTTGTGTGTCGCGCCGAACGAGTTTGTGATCTCCGGCCAAGGGGTTGCTTGATGGCCGGCGTTCACTGCCTCATGTTTGGTAACTTCTCGCCGATGCAGGCCACTGGCGGCATCGTCTCCGACATCGTTGACTCCAACGGCGTGGGCTGGCGCGTGCATGTCTTCAACGCCACCGACAACCTGGTGGTGTCGAGTCTCGGCTCGCTGGGTGGTTATGTCCAGCGCCTGGTTGTCGGTGGTGGTGGTGGCGCCGGAAATACCAGCAAGCCGACGTCCGGGTCCAGTGGCGGCGGCGGTGCTGGTGACCATCTGGGCGGCGGCAACGGTCTGTCGGCGCACGATTACACCTACCTCACGGTAGCAGCCCATCTGGCCCAGGTGGGCGCCGGTGGGGCCATCATCACCAACGGCGGCAACTCATCGTTCGGTGGTCTGCTGGCCATCGGCGGTGGGCACGGTGGGTCGTACGGATCTCCGGCCACCTACAACGGCCGCGCTGGCGGCTCTGGCGGCGGCGCAGGCCAGCCTGGCACTGGTGGCATCGCGTTCGGTGGCGCCACATCCAGCCTCGGATTCG